CAAAGCTATAAGTGCTAATCTCAAAGCTGGTTAGCCCAGTTCTGGTTAGCATTCTTGGCGCAAACAAAGGATGGCAGATAAACTTTACATCGCCATACTGTGCCGTTGTGTATTCTTGTAGGTACTCTTGATCGAAGGGCAAAGCATTGCTGCTTGTATCCTGAGTAAGCGTAGAAACTAAAGTAACAGTGCCATCTTCAATTCTAAAGCAGCGCACCTTTTGATGCTCTACAGAAATAACGTATTCTTCATTCTCATCAAAGATAAACGGAAACAGGTGTGACTGCTCTGGGTAAGTAGCATTGTAAGTAACGCCATAGTCATAGATGTGCTTTAGACCAGTGCGCTTCTTAACTGCGCCCTCGGCCATAACAACCATGTTCTCTACACGCTGCGCTGATGCTGTATATACGGAAGTATCCACCCTAGACAAAAGGGAATCACTTACTTCACCAAACTGAAAGCTATTGATTGGGACGCGGATCTTTTGCATTAACTGCGCCTTTCAGCAATAAACCTCGATGTGTTCAGCTTGCGTGTGGTCTGCTGCTGTGAGTGCAGCCTACGAGCTTGTATCATTTGGAAGTTAGCTTTTTGCTCCATCAATGAAGCAAGCTGCGAGTCTCGAGCCACAGATACCGCAAGCACCCCAGCCATCATATATTCAACAGCAGTTACAAAGTATGGAGGCCATCCAGACTCATCGGCGCGGAATACATAGTCGGCAATCACAGTGTCAGTCGCTACAGCATTGCAGAATACCTTGCTGCCGTAGAGATCATATTTGATAGGATACTCGTTTACCGTAATGGCAGAGAGCATAATAAATTCTGATGGAAGTTGGTAAGCTGCTTCCCATCGTCCAGTAGGCGCTTCTACTAAACGGTTAAGAACTGCCTGATCTGTTGCAAAGCGCCACCGAGAGTTAGTCAATGCGGCACGAGCCATATCTTCGTACATTGCAGAGCTTACTGTTGCTTCTGCTGTACCGTCTTCAAAAGACTGAATCGCGTCACCACCAATCAAGAGAGATGCGCGAGAACATATTTTAATCGGTGTGTTTGCTATATCTGGCATAGTGGTATGGGGGCCGAAGCCCCCATCCTCTTAGTTGTTATCAAGAACTTCAAAGACACCATCGTCATCAATAACGACAGCACCCATTGACATCATTGATGTTGCTAAGTGTGAAACCTTCTGCGGTACATAGTTCACTTCAGTAGTAACGTCAGCATTAATGCCGAGGCCAATAGCAGAAGTGTGGTACGCAAAGTTTTTCCCACCAGCTACAGCAGATGTCGAGAAGATCTTAAAGCCTAAGAACTCTTTCATTGTCATCCCACCTGCGAATGGCAGGTTCTGTGGGCCAACATAGTCAGAGCTTGCAAACTCGTTGATAGCAAACAAATCAGCAAAGCCAGTAGGTGACATTGCTAAGTAGCGCTGTCCGTCTTCTGGAATGTCTTCTGCGCCAAATGTTGAGAACAAGGTCAACAAGTCAGCTTTTTCAAGAGCAGAACCAGTGTCGTGGATTTGAGTAGAGTTAGCACCCGCGTCCATTGCAGTGATTAAGATCTCGTCAGTCTTACGACCAAGAGCAGCAGCAGCAGATTGTGCAACAGCTTGACGCTCATTGATGTTGATCTTCAACTCGTCCAGCTTGTCAATGTACTCTGGTGCATAGAAATCAGCCATGGTGGCTTCGACATTTGTGTGCACGAGTTCCATTGCAGTTACATCGCCGTTACGCGCTTTAGTGTTTGCAGCGCCTTTTCCAATTACTTGGAATCGAGCAACCGAGCCAGTCACATTGCTTGAGCGAACTGTGTTCCGTAGCTTGGAACCCATACGCTGATAAGCCATGTGAACTTCTGTCTCGAACTGCTTGATGAAGGCTTGGTCAATAGTATTAGCCATTTTTCAGTCCTATTATGAAGTTACAGTTGCCAACGGGTGTCCGCTTTTCTACGTCAACAAGGGTATCCTCTCGGGCCTTTCAGTGTATTACGGGCCGTAATGGCCCATCGTAAACACTTTTTCCCTTTGGATTGCAACGCACAAATTCAACATACTTGTTACTATTGTCTTCTATGACACCAACAGGCTCAAAGCCTAGCCACACTGCCCAGTCCAACATGAACTCATAATCAGACAGCAATGTCATGGTCATCATGTGCTGTGTCTTATCAAAGAAATCTATTAGAAACCTTGATCCCCTAACCGCAGCAACAGTCTGTTCCTTTACTTTATTAGAGAACATAGCAAACATCTGGGGGATTTCTTGATCTTCATTATACCAAAGGCCACCAATAGCTAGGAATGATTCGCCTTCTTTTCTAGCAAGGTAGCACTCAGAAGATTCGTACATCTCATGCATTGCTTGATGAAGATCGTTGTGACCAAGCAAAATTAGCTCCCGCTTGTTCTCTTGCGTCAGGTTTTCAACCACCTCATCGATGTGGTCTAAAGTAAAAGGGGTCAGATAATACTGGCCCCTTTGAATTATTTTAACTTCTGTAGAGTTGCTGGAAGCCATCTTCGACCTGTTTAACGAAGTGCGGATCACGTTTCGCGGGGTTGAAGTATCGCTCATCCTGCATCATCTCCCTAAGTGATTGCTCTGTTATACCACTTGTGGGCTGTGCTTCCCCAGCAAATGATCCATCCTTCATTGCTTCCATCACTGCTTCCAATGCAATGATACCTTCATGGCTTTCGCACATACGCTCAATCGCTGGCAGTGCATCGCTTGGAAAGAACTTGTTGGCAAACATAGATGCAGCTTGAATGCGATCATTGGCATTATCGCCTAGCTTTGCTGACTCAGCCTCTAAGTCTGGCTGAGAGCCATTGATAGCTTCGGCATACATCTCAATGCCCTTCTGAAACTCTTCTTGGCTATAGCCATTCTCAAATGAATGCTCAGACCACCACTTGAGTAATTCGTTATCAACGGCCATTTCATCGTCAACAACGTCTGGCAGTTGATAGTCGCCAGCAGTTTCTGGCCTGTCACCGAAAGCTTCTGATTGTATTTCTTCCAGAAGTTTGTTGCGTATATCTTCCTCTTTGCCACCCAGCTTTGACTCAAGTTCTTTATACGCTTTGGCTAGATCTTCGCCTGTATTGTACTTTTCAGGTAGCCACTCTGGGCGCTCTGGCGCTGATGACTGCTGAACATCTGCTTCAGTTACAAAGTCACGGCCATCGGCTTGGGCTGCTTCTACTGCTGCTTCTTCACTCATTTATTCTTACTCCTATGTGAATGTGCAATGCGCTGCTCTATTAGGCCAACAACATAGCGCTGGCCTTCCAGATGTCGCAGTTCTTCTGTAGTCACATTAGGGCCATTTACCAATTCTATAGTAATAGAACGCAAATAGCGTAAGACCTCTTTCCCCGTAGGGCTTTGAAAGATCTGGGCGATGTTATGGCTTACCTCTGCATCCTTGTCTGATGCTCGCTGTATTCCATCAATTCCAATGTTAACCTTGTTCGGCAATCATTTGTCCTTGCTGTTGCTGCGCCATTTGCTGCGCTAATGCAGCTATTTGTCTACGCTGTTCTTCGTCACGAATCAAGCTCTCTGGCACACCAAATTTCTTAGCAAGGTGAATTGCTGTTTGTTCACCGTCAATTAGAAGCTGCAACATCTCAGGACCAAAGGCTCCACCAACCAACTCAAGGAACCTAGCAACGCTAGAAATATCCTGATTTGCTTGGGCTTGAGCAAGCGGAGATACAGAACGCACTTTAACTTCTCTGCCGTTTACTGTAGGAACTTCTACGCGGCCCTGCTTCTTTAAGATGTATATTACACGCTGAAGTACGGGCTGCACGAGTTCAGCTTGTAACCTTCCGAATGCAGATCCCATACGACGAGATAGGTCAGCCATACGTTCGGCTACTTCTGTTGCTGTTGCTGGCGTTTTGTTGGGATCACCAAGCATATCATTGTACAATGCGCGCTTAATATTCAGACGCATATCACTCAATACTAGCTGCGCTACATCAAAACGACCCGCTGCTTGTAAAGGCTGTAGTCCTTGGCTACCCATAGCTTTCGGTATGATTGAGCCGGGCACTAATTGAATCGTGTCAGGGTTGATTACGCCATCATCTTCCATCTGATAAATGCCAGAGATAGCCATCTGAGCATTCTCAAGTATAAGCTCAATGGTCAGATTGGTTGTCTTAATTGCAGACAGAGCATTGATAAGCGGCCCACGACCATAAATCTCACCCGCACACTTAGACCAACGAAAGCAAACAAAAGGA